CAAACTTGCCCATCCCCAGCGACCGTCGTCCGGTAATCCAAATGCGGATTTCACCGCTAGTGGCATCGCTCGACGGTTGGACAGTCCCGATCCGGCGGTTCGGGCGCAGGCTGAGATAGACCAGCAGCGATATATCAGCACCCAAGGACAGATTGCTGGGACTCGAACCGGGGCGGAGCAGAACGTTAGAATACCTCAAGCCGATGTTGACCGAGAGATTAAAGAATATCAAGACTCTCGTGTTTATGACAAACCAATGTCGTTTAAAGATTACTCAGCTATGAAGAGTAAAGATATCATAGATCCTTGGAATGCAATGACAGATGCTCAACGAACTAAAGAGTATCAAAACTATTTCCAAACCACAAGCGATGCTTACAATCGAAATCGTACAATCGACAACAATATTATAAATGGTTATCGTGCAGCCGCACGAAAGAATCCATCTTTAACCATTTCGCAGTTCTTGCAGCAGTCGGCTTCTGGACCCACTACAGGTGGGGCTGGCCCGTCTGCTCCGCCGCCAGGTTCGAGGATTCGCATTTACAATCCTAAGACTGGCACCCTAGAATAATGGCTGACAAAAATCAATATATAAAGCTCCCTGATGGGAGCTATGCGTCGTTCCCCAACGATATGGCGGACGACAAGATAGCCGAAGCGTTGAAGCAGTATCATGCTGCTCAGCCTTCGGCTATTGCTGCGTCTACTCCCACAGCGGCTCCAGCACAACCTGGTATAGTAGGTAAACTTTGGAACCGCGCCAATGAAGGGCTATTGTCGACCGGGACCGTTCAAGACATTGAGAAGTCTATAGCCATTGATCCTCAGACAACTCAAATGCTTCGGGAGCAAGGAAAGGCCGGAGGTATCTTTGGTCAAGCGGGTGAGAACTTCGCTGAAAAATATATGGGCGGATTCACGCCAGAAGTTGTGGCGAGGGCGGCATTAGAAACACTGAATCAATACTATAGCCCGGTAACAATGGCCCTCACAAAGCTCGGAGCGGCTGCTGCCAAACCCGGAGCATCTACGCTTACAAGGATTGCGGCCCCTGGTGTAGCAATTCCACTGGCGGGGCAGCAAGTGTACCAAACACAGCAGGATTGGGGTAAAATGTCTCCCGCCGAGCGGACAGCGGCGATAATGGGAATTACAGGGGGAATACTCACTGGTGGTATCGGAATTGCTGCACATAGTGGTTTAATAGGTAAAAATAAAGCAGCGTCTGGCGGCGATCAACCATCTAATACCATCCCACCTGAAATCGCACCGGCACCACCAAAAAGTGCGGTAATACCCGCAACCGAGGTACCATCGAGTTCTACCGCCACTAGTCCTATTACTCTAGAGGAAATAGAGGCTGCAAATTTACCAGTACATAATAGCGCACAAGAATCGTTCAGAACGGGAAGGGCTCTAACCCCCGAAGAAGAGAAATACATTGATCTTGTACGCAATCGTAATACTCAAATTCAAGGAATGACGCCTATAGAAGCAAGCAAACTATCCAATAGGGAACAATCCGTTTGGATGAGAACACGTATTGATGCCGGAGGGAATGGTTATACACCGGATCGGGCAAATGACTTAACCGATGTCTCACAATTAAAATGGTTACAAGGAGATAAAGAAGGCGCACGTAACTTACTGAGTCGGACTCAGTTTTATAATACTGATGCAGAAGGTTTATCTCCAGAAGATGTTGCCAAATTAGAGGCTAAAAACCAAGCATTACGCGATCATATTGCTGTACTTAAATCGGTTTACGATGAGCTAGAGGCGCATCCGGAGAGATATCCAAACTCTCCGTTGGCAGCTCCTGCAACTCAAGGTCCAAAACTCCCGGAGCAAGCGTTTGCTGAGAAGGCGTCGGCTCATACCTCGGTAGATCATCCAATAAGTACTCCATCGGTTGCGAAGCCCCAGGCTGCGGGTGACGAAGCCATTGCCACAAAGCCCCCATCCACTGTTCAAGAATCCACATCTGTTGTTCCTCCAATTCGTCCAACAACCGATTTCAACGCCCTCGACGACCACTATCTCGGAACCGCTATGGGTAAGCGAGATGCTGCCAAGGGCTATCGCGATGAAGCACTCTTCTCCGCCGATACCGGAATGGGCAAAGCCTACAAACAAGCTTGGGAATCCGCCGATGCTGTGAGGCATATGGCAGCTGAGTTGTCAGAAGAACCGATGGCGCTCTCTCCCAATCGCTCCCAACCCGAGATCACCCCAGCGCCACCTCAAGAGGGTCTCTCAGCGCTGTCTCAAGAACAACAGGATATCGCCGCTAACGCCATCAAGCGCATTCAGACCAAAGCCAGTGCGGGTGTCCCACCAGAAGAACAAGCCTTCAGGCAGATGGTTGAAAGCGCCGGTGGGCGTTGGAATGGTATGGATGGTGTAAATGCACATTATGACTTACCCCCTGCCATGGTGGGCGGTCGTGAGCACGTCTCTGTTGCCAGTCCTATTGACAAAATGAGCCCTGATTTTGTGCGGTCAGAGTTCGCGAGGAAGGCTAATGAACTCGCAGCTCCAACCACACTCCGAGAACCAACATCCCCGCAACAACCAACAGCAACAGTTCCAACATCATTGGATATCCCTCCGCAGATTTCACAGATTTTCAACAGGATAACCAGATACAGTGCGGATATCCAGAATGCCACAAACGACGCCGCCCGATTGGAAGCCTATAACCAGCGAGCGTGGTTAATCCGACAAGCTGGTGATATGGTGCGTGACCACATCAACAGCCTCCCGCCCGATCAACTCCCTGCCCTCCGCGATTACGTCAACAAGATCGCTGATACCAATAGCAAGCAAGCGAAGTTCATAACCGATGCTGTCCAAGCCCATAACCAAGGTGCACAGGCTCGCCGTGAGTTTGTGGAGATGCGGAAGGTTGGATACACAGCGGCGGCTAAAGGTTCAGACAATGGTGAGCTTGAAGGTTTGAGTGTTGAACGCCAAGCTGAGACTGCGCCCTTGAGCCGCTCTATTATGGACCAGCTTCAGGGCAAGCAGCCTCGTGTGAAGTTGGACGATCTTGTGATTCGCCAAACCCCCAAGGGGATGACGGACGAGCAGTGGGGCACATTCGCCCAGAAACTCAAGGAGCGCATTCAAGCAGAGCATGATTCGATTCTAAGAGATGCCCAAACTATCATCAACACTGGCGGCTCCATCAAGAACAGTGAACTCCCCGGTCGGATGCGGGAGTTGGACCGCGATGTGAGGATGTTAGGGAAGTTCCCGGCGGCTCCTGCTAGTCCGGGCGCACGTCCGCCCGCTGAAACCCGAGGCAGCAAGATAGCCCCGGCCCAAGCTATTACCCAAGCCGATGCCTCAAGAATGCTCGGGCGTAAGGTCAATAAAATCCCCGAGATGAATGAGTTCACTCAGCGGGCGGATCAACTTAATGAACTTGCTCAACTCCACAAGTCTATCTCGGCCGCCATCGACACCAAGATCGGCCTCAAACCAGTCCCTCGACAGGCTGAGAGGGGTGCTGTTGGCGAAGGGGTTACTGAGAGACCCATTGTAGGTGGGGAAGAGGTGGCTCCTGCGAAACTCCTTGAACTTGCCAAAGAGCTGGGTATCAGTGCGTGGGCTCCAACAACTAATGAACCTGCCGGTCCTTATGGATGGCTTAGTGAAGATGGTAAAGCCTTCATTCAGTTACCTAGCCCATCTAGTCCTGGTTATAATAAGGCCAAAAGCACGCATGCCGGGATTGCTGAAACGCTCCTACCCGCGCTAACTTCTACCCTGCATGACACGGCCAGTACCGCCATGTTACAGCATGGTTGGATACGCAAGGTGCTTCCAAATGAATATGAAGCACACACTCTTTCCGACACGCAGATGTCAACAATGGAAATGGATATGATCCGTGCGGGCACTCACGGACAGCCAATGATTATTGATACTAAGGATGCCAACGGTCGAATCCGAGCGCTGAGGTTGGATGCAGGTTGGGGTGAGAAGTATGACTCTCTGGCTGCTGCTATTCAGGCTGAAAAGGCTCGATTGCGTTTCCCGCAACAGGCTGGCAAGGTCTCCGGCACTGAGATCATGGGCGGCATGGCGACCGGGATGGCTATTGGCGGCGCGACTCATGGGCCAGTGGGCGCGTTTGTGGGTGGGGTGTTGGGCGCATCTACACCGGCTATCCTGCGTTCTCCTGCTATAGCCAATGCCATTCGGTGGACTCGGGGGATAAGGAATATCAATAACATCTCCTTGAGAGATTGGTTCACGACAGTCCAAGATGACTTCACACTCAGCCCTGAGATGTCTGCCATCCGTCAACAGCAGATTCAATCCCTCAAGGCTCCTGAAGCTCAGCTTGCCTATCGAGTTCGCATGGCAGGGAATATATGGAAGATGCTCGATCCCTTTGCCCTTATCACAGATCGCCCCAATCCAGTTCAGCAATGGACGATGGCACAGGACCCAACCGGCAAGGGATTTAGGGATATGAAGGGCCAACTCAAATTGGACGAGAGCCCCTATGTCGCCGTTCGTATGGCACAGAGCGGCATTCGTGGAGGTGTTGGGGTTGCGAGACAAATGATAGGAGCCATTGAGAATGATGCACAGAAAGCTGGGTTGCATGAAGCAACCACTAGCTATCTCAATCTAATCCAGTATAAACGTGCGTATCAGGTTGTAGATGAACACATGCAGGCGCTCCGCAAAGAAACTCAAGAACTCAAGCAGCAACTCGCACTCGAAGATGATGTCGTCAAACAAGTTGGCCTCTATAAGCGCATCGAAGCTAATACGGAAGCTCTTAAGGATATGGGAGATAGGTATAGATCAGGGAAGATTGTCCCTGGCGGTTACACACCTGAAAAGATTCAACAAGATTTAACTGCGCTACAGCAGAAGGTCACTCCCAAACAGTTCGCACAAATTCAAGGGTTTGCTAAACGGGTGTTCGATCAAACGCGCGAACATCTTGACATTGCTGCGGATGTAAAGAATAACTTTAAAGAAAGTATCATACCCAAAGAGCAATATGATGCCTATGTTGCTAGAGGAAATGAATACATCCCCTTGAAGCGTATTCTTGAAACCGCTGCGGATGCTAACAAACAATTTTACGGCAAGAACTCTCCTCTCTATCTCCGCCAACAAAACATCATACATCAACTGCAAGGTTCTGAAAAAGTTAACGTCGATCCTTGGCAAGCCGCCGCCGATGGCAACGCCGAGATCGTGCGCGAACAAGCTCGTAATCGCACGCTTGGAGTCTTTTTAGATGCGGCAAAGAAATCCTCTGCAATTGCGGAGTATTTCACCAAGGTGCCGCTAGACTACAAAGCGCGTAAAGGTGAGATGGTTGTTGGACACTATGAAAATGGCGTTCAGCAACGTTATGCGGTTCCCGATGCAATTGGACTTTCTCTTGATGTTAGCTCCCCTCAACAAGCCCAGAGCCTCTTGCGTATGGTAAATGAAGGCATTAAAACTATTTTTAAGACGGGAACCACCGTCGCCAGTCCGCTTTGGGTTCTTACACGGCAGCTTCCAAACATTGCCGGACGCATGATTGCAACTGCTGAAGGCCCGATTGATCCTAGGCTTGTTGGAAAGGCATTTAAGGATGCCTTTGTTTCCACCTGGACTCATGACGATGCATGGATGGAATTTGCAAAGACAGGAATCCCTCGTAACTCGCTGATGAATATAATGTATCCAGAAGCCAAGATTGATAGTTACAAACTCGGCTGGAAAGGACCTATTGGTAATTTCGCAAAGCATCCCATTGATGCTTACAGGCAAGTCGTGGATTTTCCTGGGCAATGGGCGCAACTAACCGCCTTCAATCGTTTGAGACAAGCTGGCTATAGCCCTAAAGCGGCTGCGTTCAAGGTTCAAACGGAAGGTCCGTTGCCCGATTACGCGCAACTCGGGAAAGCAGATGGAACCGTTGCCGCAGCAACCACATTCCTAAGGGCGGATTGGGCGCACATTCGTAGCGATTTGGCACTTGCAACTCGTGAAAACCTTCGTGGTAAGCTGGCCATGACCATGCTTGCTATCGCTGTTCCAACCCTTGCATTGGTCTACCACAATATCCAACAGACTGATGAAAAGGGCAAATCTCTATGGGCACAGGTATCGAACGCCGACAAAGAACGCTATTGGATTGTTCTTCACGGCGGTAAAGATGCAGACGGCAATCCCCTTTATTCAAAGATCATGGGGAAGCCTGACTTTGTTCAGATGTATGGCAACCCTATGGAAGATGCGATGTATAAAGCGATGGGGGATATTTTCCATAAAAATGCTGATCCTCGTCCAATGACGCAGTTGATTGCCAACACCGCCAGTCGGTTCATCCCTGGCCATCCCAATTTCGACGCCAACAATTTCAATGGCGTAAAGGGCACGGGGGCGGAGATATTGGGTAAGACCGGCTCCGCACTATGGCAAAATATAACCCCAACCGTCCGCGTCCCTATAGAAGCACGGTTCAATGTACAAGATCAATTTGGAAACATCCGCCCCATCGTCCCCCAGAATGAACAAAAGATGTCTCCTCAAATGCAAGGTTATGGAGCTACGGATGTTAGTCCAACAGCTATGGATGTTGGCAGAACTTTGGGTATCTCTCCACGACAAATAGAGCACGGCATTCGTGGGATGGGGCTTCGCAACATAGAGACCCTTACAGACCCTCTATTAGGTGGGGATTGGCAGAGGTCAACAGGTTTGCCCTTGACACCGAACCAGGGACTCAATAAACCTGGAACTGTGACCGGACCAACCCCTATCAATCAAGCCGAGATCACCGCAACCAATAAGTTCTACTCAACCGTCCAGCAAGCTATTCAACCGTATGCGGATTATCAAAAGTTAAAGCAAACTAATTCTGTTGCCGCTGGCCAATACCTACAACAGCATCCCGATGCCGTGTGGAAAGGCCAACTTGCAACCTCTCTTGCTCAACGCCTCGGTGAGATCAACAGCCGCCAGAAGGAACTTGAGAACGTCCCAATGGACCCACAGCAGAGGGCAGCGATTGCTAAAAACATCCGAGATGTGAAGATGAATCTGTTGAAAACCTTTCAGGATATGCTTGACAAACCTAATCTAAAAACCCCATCCGGCCAATCAACTGGCAACGCAACTTCTCAGGGCTCTGTTAAATAAACTATCGCACGGTTATGAAGTTTTTGCTATTCTGTGCTCATAAAGGAATCCTTTTTATATGCCTACTACGCAAGAAGCCGCCTTACTCAAATTGCAAAGCTTTGTTGATGGCGCTACTCCGCCCGTGAAGTGGACGGGAACGAAACTAGCCGGCTATGCAGCAAGCGGACCATACCATTGCAAGGACTGCAAATGGCTACGTGGGCGCAAAGAAGGTCAAATATTTCGGGATGCTATAGGACGCGGGAGATGTAATCATCCCGCGATGATGGCCGATCCCCAAGTAGAGCACGAAGAACCGCCGCAAATAGTATCGGGGACACATAGAGATATTGAAAAACCTCGGCCAGCAATTGTTGACATTCAATTTGGTTGCTGTACGTTTGTGAACAACGACATTCGTCAGAAGGCATAAGGGACCCTTTATAGGTGGGGAAGTCTCCATTGTAGACATCTAGCTTTCTAATTCTCGTGCATTATCCATCCCGCTTTCCCATGCTATTTTGTCGCACATAATCATGTCATCTCCTAGATTTCCAATCCGAAAGTTGTTAGGGCGCTATGAATCATTCGTGTTGCGCCTGTACGGGACCAAGCGCTTTTGGTTCGTGGAGAAGCACCTTGAGAAGTTTCTCAGCTACTTCCCTCCGACCATCGGCGCGGAAGAGTTTACCATTGGGGACATCAATGCTTACCGACTGTGGCGCTTGGAAGACGGCATCGCCCCCAAGACCCTTGATATCGAACTTCGCTGCCTCAAAGACTTCTTTGTTTGGATGATCGAGGATGAGGGGCTACCGTTGTTCAACCCCGTCAAGCTACGGACCGACCCAGAGCCGCCAGCCCCAAATAAAAATCGCCTAAAGCTTGAGGACTTTAGGCGACTGTTGATGGAGGCTGATGACAATCTCCAGGATTGGATTGTGGGAGAGGTTATTGGGGAGCCTGTGCGAACCAAGTTGGCTGGCCCCATGCTGCAACAAGCCCTTCATGCTGCGGCCATTCGCGCTGGACTTCCGTGGATGAACCGCGTTGGCATCTTCCGAGAGAGCCTCAACGGATTGTGGAAAGAGATCATCAAGAGGGAGTGCCCACGGCTCAAGGACATCCTATTGGAGCCGGAGCCCATTCAACACCCACCTTTAATGGGTCCTATGACAGAAGCTCAGGTCCACATGCTCATTGGCGGACTCTAGCTGAACCTCCCCTGCCTTAAAGGGCGGGGATTGCGCGGGGTCTTGTTCATCCCTCCCAATCTGCTAACAACAAAGCCATCGCAATCAACAACGCAAACACCAACCCGAGCATTACTTTGGAAATCCGGTAGGATCGGCGATTGCCGCAGCATAAAAGCTATTTCGAAGCTTTTCCGTCCAAATCTTATCTTGTTCTTCCGCCGCTCGAATTCGCTTTAAGTCCATATAACGCTGTACAGTTTCTGGGTCCAGCGGCTTCCCTTCCTTACCCGCCCAGTCATCCACTTCGGATGGCTGGGATTTTTGTTGTTCAAGTTCAAGCTCGATTTCGAGATTAGCCAAGGCCCGCCAAGCCAACTTAGCCGAGTGCCGTGACCCATCTATATCAAACTTCCCGCGATCTATGAGATGTCGCCCGATACAATCGGCATGATCGGTGGACTTCTCTTTCGCCCAATGGAGAGGCTGACCAGGATTGTGTTGGTTGTTACCAACCACGGATACTTTTGCCACCTCTGCCAAAGCCAAGGGAAAATAATCCATTACTCCTGTTACAATCGGTATCCCCTTCCGTTCCTTCGCGTTAGTTGTTAGCGCCACAATTAGCCTCCTTGATTATCAATCTCGCAAACGCATCGAAATTCGGAACCCTCAATGGAAATGGATCGGTGATGTTGTAGGTTGCGTCACACATATACACTCGGCAATCGCGGGCGTAGGCCTGAACTTCATCGCAGTTCTTGGGGCGGTCATCAATGTAGAAGTCAAGATCAAGGCCATGCACCACCGGCCCCTTATTCTTGCAAATCAAAACCGTTGGTTCACTGAGGCCAAAGTTCGCCCTGAGCCAACTCGTCGTCTGCATCTCAATCGGCATTCCGCTTCCGTCTTGACGGTTGGTGATGAACACGCAACGATGATTGCGAACCAACTCAGGCAACGTAAGCGTGTGCGGCATAGGTCTCAACCCAAGCCACCAATTAGGGGTATTGTCCACATGCCGCCAGAAGATTTTCTCTTCCTCTTGAGTAATACCAAGGCTTTCAAACGCCCACGAAGTCTGGATCAACCCATCATCAGGGCGTCCCGCGAAGAGAGTTTGCATGGTTCGACGGGCGCCAGCGACGAAACAAGCCAAAACCCCATCCACGTCGATACCGACGTTGTAACGCCTAGCCATTATTTCCTCCCCGCTGTTCCAAATGTCGGCGGTATTCGTTGTAGCAAACCCGACATTCCGGGCGTAAACCGGAACGTTGCCCTCCATCAGGTACAAATTGATCTAGAGGTTTTATTGCTAAACAACGACTACATTGCTTACGCTGAGTAGATTCTGCCGCCGTAGGCAAACTTTCCGTTGGTAATGATGATAATGTAGACATTTATCAGGCCATCTCCATATTCTTCAATGATGCCAAAACCGTGAATGTGATTGTTAGATTTGCCTTTGGCATATGCTGGTGCAACTGTACCTAACGTGGGGATAACATACCCTGCCCACTTATCATTCTTTTTTACGTGGGAGGTCTTTACATGCATTTGAGCGGTGTGAACATGTCCCATGATAGCCGTTGCACAAAACGCATCTACGAGTTTATTCGAAACATACTTTGAACTACCGATTTGATCTCCGTGGATTAGATATGCCTTACCAACATTATAGTGTTCGCCTTGAGGAACAATCTTCCAATGCCGTTTGGCTAGATTTAGGGACTTGTCGATAGACAGAGCACCTTTAAGTTCCGGCTGTTCTTCTAGAAGTTGTTGAAGCCAATCTTCGTGGTTGCCATAGAATATTACCTTCTTGGCGGATTTGGGAATCGCAGCTTCTATTGGCTTAAGGATATTTTTGTCAAAGTATTCTAGATCATGTTGCCAACCGCCCGGACGCCTCAACCCCGGTTGATTTTTAGTGTGACGAGAGATATCCTCACAGTCCATATTGTCGCCGAGCAAAACTACACCTGACAATGAATTTCGTTGGATGAAGTTCATTACGGCACCAAATGCTGCCTTATCTTCTTTTGGTGCATGTAGGTCGGAGAGGATTGCCCAGAGTTTAGGTTTCAAGTTGTCTCCTATATTCGGTGGAATGATTTTGTTGCGGAATCGAGTTGTAAATTCATCGCGGGAAGGTTCTCGGTATTCCTCAACACAAAATGAACCCTAATGCGGGTTTGATCTAGTGGAACAGGTTTCTCAATAGTAACAACAGAGTCAACAGCCCCAAAGATAGCAGAGGCACCGCGTAGACTGTTAGCATCATACCCAGTACGAGTTTCACTAGGTTTTCCCATGTGATGAACGATGATAGTTGAGTGCCCATATTCTTCTTGGAGGCCAATGATTTTCTCCATGATCTTTTGCATTTGAGAGTTGTCATTCTCATCTGCGTTGTGAAACCATATCAACGGGTCGAAGATCACCAAATCCGGCTTGCAACTCTCAATGTGACGGCGGATGCTTCCGATCCCCGCAGAGGTGTCCAGCTTGCACAACAAATCCTTGGATGCGTAGTAGAAATTGGCCGCCGCAACCGAACTGTTCTTGTGAGCATGAAGGCCTTGGATTCGGTCGCGGAGGCGGTATTCTCCTAGTTCTTGTTCGAGAAGCAACACAGTCCTTGGTTTCTGAACCGCCCATGCCCCCAACACCGGCTGTCCATCCGCAATGTCATACGCGACGTTCATCGCCAGAAACGATTTGTATGACTTTGGTTGCGCACCAATAACAACGATTCCTTTGGCGGGGATGACAGGGTAGGCAAGGTATTGAGTTGGGGGGATGGGCTTGGCCAAAAGCGTTTCGATTGTTAGGGCCACCCACGTCTCCTAGTTGATCTTCGGTTCTTTTGGCTTCTCCGCTGGTTTCGCCATCTGGCATTCCTGCTCAACTTCCTCGGTTATCATGACTTCCTCGATGAGGAGTTCCCTTTGCTTGCGGGCCTTGAGCTTCATCTCTTCAATAAGTTCGGATGCGTAATCAGGAATGCTTGATAACTCACCAGCGAAGAAGCGATCTGTTTGGTGCTCGATCCCCCCGTTCTCCGCAACCTGGGGGCGGCGAACGATCCAAAGGTTCGTGGTGGCGTCTTGTTGGATGACATAGACCTTCTCACCGGTTGTACGCACAACAGCTATATCACCTGCTCTCATTTTCTCTCCTAAGTGTGGAGTTCTCCCCACGACTCTCCTGCATCACCAAACTTAACCTCAACCGGAATTACATATCCCGCCAACTCCGGCCACGGTTGCATCATGGCTTTCTTGAGGGTTTCAATCACATCCTCGCGCAATGACAATGGGCATTCAACTAATATAGAATCGTGTACCACGAGCGTAAGCCGTGCGGGCTGTGGCAATGGATATAGAGCGGGGGTGGCTTGGAGAGCCAATTCTGCTGGCCAGCCAATTCTCTCATACATGAGAGATATAAGGGAACGATATAAGATATCGGCTCCAGTTGATTGAGGGAGAAATCGGATTCCTTCTGTATATGAACCGTGACTCCAGAACCATCTCTTGCGACCGAATGCATTTGTGAGGACCCCTTTTGAGGTGGCGGTGTTGCCGGTTTCCTCTTGCCACTTGGCACTGCGGGGGTTGACTTCCTTCCATTTAAGGATGAGATTGCGGGCTTCCTTCTCCGGGAGACCATGCGTGATGGCTAGCTTGCGGGGACCCATTGCCCCATCCGAATTGCCGCTTACAAACACGGTGTCTTTATAACGACAGAGGAAGTATCCGGTCGAAGTCGTGACGCAATAAATTCGGCCCCGATATGGAGTTGCGGTACAATTTTCTTGCGATATACGAGAGTGCTCGAAGTCATTTATCGACACTGAGTATATTGGCTTGGTGCCAAAGCTATTTTGTGATTTTATGTGTTTGCGTAGCAAACCTTGTTGATTCACTGTATGAGCAACTGTTTGCACCCATTTTGCACACTCATAGTTTGTGGTAAGGTATACCTTAGAGTTTCTAGATTCATTGATTGTGCCGTCCCATTTCATGATTTCTTGTAAGAAGAGATTCTTTTGACGCAGAGACAAGTCAAGAAGTTTGGATGTGAAGGTTTTGGTGGAATCGATAACGACAAAGGGCACCGTGACATGATAGATTAAGCCCGTGGGATGACAGCCACATGGACGACCCTTTACACCAAACAACTCTTCAATACGTCTCTGCTTGCGCGGTTTGACGAGATGAAATGTGGCACGATTAGAATTTTGATGAATCGTTGCATCGGCTTGTATTGCAACATCTTGTTGAATGTCTAGGTCCGAGCAAAATTCTCTGCCCCCTAGCCAGCCATGAACCGGGATTCTTGCAGAGTGCAAATCTCCTACTTGGCGTTTGGTATAGTATATAGAATCTTCCCACGAGGATCGTACTGGAAAGGTATGATTCGCTGTAACTACTGCCTGCAACGAACGTTGATTGATCGTAATCAAATCTTCATCGACTTCTTCATTGATATAGGCAATAGGAGAACGAAAGATCAGTTGGTTGGTCTTGGCGTCCCACTCCGCAATTGGAGTCTTAAAGTCATACGCATCAAACCGCACCCATCCTTGGGAAGTTAAAACCTCATGATCTCCCGTCACACAGCCATGATTAGCGATCTTGCCTAGCTTCCTTTGCTCTTTCGTTACTTGATCTTCTGGAACGTTGAAGACGTGGCTGGCGAGCCAGCGGTGTTCGTCGAAGGTGGGATCGGATAAACGACGGAGGCGCTCAGTATCACCGGCGTACCATGCCGCCAAACGGTTCTCAAGACTTGAAAAATCTGCCTCAACGAAGCACCAATCCGAATGTGATGGGACATAAATGTATCGGGCCTTAATCGGCTGATTTTGAAGATTTGGTCCAGAAGATGCTAATCGTCCTGTGGAGGTTCCGTGCACCAAAAATGAGCTATGAATACGACCACTAGCTACTTGTTTGTTTTGAGTCTCGTCTTGAAGGAATGTTCCAATGAGTTCTCCAAGCTGTCTGACTTTCCTAATCGCATCTATCTCCGGCCTCTGAGTTTGCTTGAAGAGGCGGTCGAGGGCGTTTTTGTCCGTGGTTGTTTTCTTGGTTTTGGGGTGACGCTGGACAGGTAATTTGAGAGTCTCGTAGAGATACGTTTCAACCGCTTTAGGGCTGTCCCAAGGGACAACTCGCTCTGTCGCAGGTATATGTATGTATTTAATTGGCTTCCCAGACTTTCCCAAAGTTCCAGGAGGAGCCGGTTCTCTTTTTCGGATCGCTTTGTCATACGGTTGAAGCTCTTTTGGCAACAACGACTCTAGGTCTTTGAGTTCTTGCTCAAACCGTTTCCGGGCGAGGTGGATGCGGTTGGGATCGACCTTGAGGCCGGTATCAGACATCAACTTACAAATCTTGGCGAGAGGGATGTAGACTAGCCGATATAGATCCCACAGCTTTTGTTGCTTAACAACCGGCACCATCGCGTTCGTAATCTGGAGAGTCGTATCTGTATCTCGCGCACAATACAGAAGCAAATCTTTCCCTGACAGATGCTTCCACGCGGGTTTTTGGGAATATATTGATGCCACATGCTCCAGGGAATGGGGTTCGTCGGGTGCGATGCTATGATGGAGAAGCATAGCGTCCACGTGAAATGCCTTTATCGTAATCCCCAACGCCTCCTCAAGATGTGGTGTATCAAACGCAATATTGTTGAAGCCGATGACCATCTCCGCGTCTTTGAAGATGCGCTTGAGTTCCGCAATGTACGCGCCTCGGAATGGAACTACGATAGCGTTGTGAACGGCGCCACACAAACCTACGCAGATGATCTGGCCAGTGAAGCCGTGGGTTTCAATGTCATAGGAGAATCTTTTATATTGAAACGCTTGAACCTCTTCCAAGGTTGGCTGGGTGTTATAGTGTTCGGGCGGAACTTGGATGCCTTTCTGGAGGTCCGAGATGACGCTTGGAATCATAGTCGAATCGCGCATCAAATAACTCGGGTGAAGTGTCGGCATTACCTTAGGGACGGTCTCGCCCTTCAAGGGAAGCGGCGAACCCCTCCAACGCATGATGCCCTCATAGCCCGTCAAGACCTTAAGGCTGTGGCCTCCAATTGCGTCAATGCGGTTCCACGGTCTAGCCTCCAACAAGGGCTTAAGGTGGCGCTCATAACAAAACGATACGATCTCATTGCCTTCTTTCTCCGAACAATAAGCTCTAGCTTTGTCGTCGGTGGGGTAGATGTTGTCTTTTGGCCGACACAGAATGGTGTTAGTGATAGTAAGACTATCTCGCGATATACCGGCTTTGCGACAAAGCGAGTCAAACATTTTTCCACTGCTACCAACCAATGGAATGCCTTCAATACTTTCCGTTTCTCCCGGCGCTTCGGCCACAACTAATCTATTGCCCGTACCCATTTTAGGTGGGACAAAAAGATTATCAGGAAACAACCGTTGCATGTGGCAGCCATCACAAGAACGACATTCACTAGTTTTCAAGGTGGGGCAGACTCCATTATTGGAGAATCGGGCGATGTTACAATTGAAGCATTTTAACGTAATAAGAACTAGTTTTCATACAAGCAATGGGACCCTTTTTAGGTGGGGATTAGGTGTGGGAAGCCGTATTGCCGTCAGTCATTGACCTTGATCCTTGAGGCTTGGGCAGCGATGGCGGTGTTATAGAGATAGTTGCAGTGTTCGCAGTTGGCTTTGGGTGGCAACTTACATGAATATCGCGGATGTTTTGGGCAAGATAATCGAAGCATGGCTCCTCCAGATGTAGAAATTCCGGGAGTGGGATAAACCCGAACCTCCCGGATTCTAGTTCACGAACGTCTTGCTGTGTTTAAGGCAATTGCGACTGCTTGTTTCTGAGGCTTACCGGCAGCCATCTCAGTCTTGATATTCTTTGAGATGGTAGCCTTGGACTTACCTTTCTTGAGTGGCAATGCTACACCCCCTTGTCAGACAGCCGGGGCCGGACTGAAGATGTTGAATCTCACCTCAGGTTCCGTCGCCCCATCCTTGATGAAATTGGCAGGACTCATGTCTCCACTAAACCGTGCATTCCCACCCGCTGCGATGCGGTTGAAGTAATCAACCGGAGTCTCGCCCGGAAGCGGATCGTGGCCGAGAGACACCTGAAGCTTCTTCATGGCTTGCTTGCTCCATGTCTTGGGCTTACCGGCGTTCTTCCCAGTCTGCGTGATGCTGTTGGGATCGGGATAGCTGGCCCACTCACGGCGGCCACTGTAGTCTCCCTCAGCGATGGCCAGCGGGACATTCAAGGATTCCTCACCCGTCTTTTCATTGACACGTACGGAAGTGCCAGGGAGAAGAGTGAAGATATACTTACCAGCCGGAATTGGTGCGGGTCCCTTTTCGAGTTCGATGTCTGCGAGAACAACTTCATTAAAGCCCATATTAAAATCCCTCCATGTTTGTTTTTAGTTTGAGATAGACACCTTGAGGGTGTCAGTCTTGTTGCCCGAAATTGAATTGCATGGGAGCGGTTCGCCACACTGGCATCCGCCAGCGCCACCTACACAGGTCGTCAGGGTCAGGACGTTGCCTGGATTTGAACTTCGACTACTACGCTCCCATCTCGTGAGGGCAGATTCCGTTGTTACGTTGTCTGCCACAAACTCGAACAGCTAAACTTTTGGTGCGGCAGTGTAATCTGCGTACGCCGTTTGAATCTTATTCAAGAACCAATTAAAATCACCTTCGCCTTTGTTAGGATTGAATACAACCTCTGGCGGCAAAAATGATTTCCCTGTTAAACCCATTCTATTCTTGGCCAACATCCCGGTTCCTGGATTACTGGTTACAAAATAATACTCCGCACGTCTTGACTTCGCATCCTTGGGATCATCTAATACCTGGCGAACCCTCGTACACATAACAATATCAAACATTGCCGTGCTGCCAAGAAACATCATTCCACTTAGGTCCGGCCCAATTATGGTCTCCCCTGTGCCATTTTCGTCTGGTCGGTCTACTTTGAGTCCCGCAGTTACAAGCACATGCTTATCTTGGTCAATCAATTTCTTCAAGAGCTTGCGCGTCAACTCTCCAATCACGCCCCAATCCTGCATCTCTGGAATACCAACAGCCCTTCGACTGGTATCGCCTTGACGATTAGCAAAGGAAAGTGCTTTGGCTTTGATATGCGTTTTTGCTATGTCACTTAAGGAGTCAAGCCCAATGGCGGTTTTCTCTTTGAACACGGCACCGCTGCAAAATGCATCGTAATCATCGTAACTATTGATCTCACAATAATCTATGTTTTTGCTAGCAACTCCCATCAACCCACGGCCATGCCCCGTTTCTGAGACTCCAACACCAATATCAGGAACCGTAGATAGCCACGTCGACTTCCCGGTCCCGTGCATCCCGTAGAGCAGGACTTTGAGTTTTATGTTCTTCGGGTTGATTAGGTCCCGTGTGTTCTTGACAACTAGGGTCATGGATTAGATACTCCCTCGCGCGTTCTCGTGGTCTCGCTTAAACGTGCTCTCAACCCACTGATTGTAAAGTATATCCCTTCGCAGGGTTTCCTCAGGCGGCTCCGTTATGGATGCAAGGAAGTTCGATTGAAGCCTTTTCAATTCTTCAAGATACAGAGATGACATGGTGCCAGGTATATAGCTCTTCACCCTATGTCCTTTAAAATCAATATGGGACCGATAAGCTCATCGCCATCTGTGACGACGTTGCCTGGGGCGGCACTCTCAAAGAGTGGTCTTCCAGGTCAGCACTAAGGCCTACGTTCAATTCAATCGTCTGTAGCTCCCTCATAGGTCCCATACTAATTAGGCGACGGAAAACGCCAAATTTATGGAAATATTGTTGGGTGTAAGTCCTTTAGAAGCGTAAAAAAAGATTTGAAATTTTAAAAATATTTCCATAAAAACACCCTGTTTGTGTCGCCTAATTAGTGTATTCACGTTTTGAAGCACCAAGCGTAAGTGACTAATTAGCCCCCGGGGTTTCGGCTGAGGGCGAGGATTTTCTTGTGGAGAAGCTCTTCACGATATTGAACGCCAGAGATACTGAAGCCCTCTATCTTCCCGATCTGCTCATAGGTCATGTTTTCGGCGAGCATTTCAAAGAGACGAAGCTCATCTGGACTCAGATGTGATCGAACTTCCTTGAGAAAGAGTTTCTCATCCACACTGGAATGGCGATCTGGAACGTCAATGGGATGCTCATCATCATTTAGTGATGCGAACCGATCATCGACCTCCATCTTGTGCCAGTCGAGGAGGTCATGACTGATGCAACTATGTGCCCATGTTGAGAAGGAACTCTCACCATTGTAACGAGCGATGTCCAAGAGACAATTGGTTGCAGCGTCAACGGCGGCTTCCGTATAGTCTGGTACACTATCATTGCCCTGGAACATGTTGATTGCAATGGACTTAGCGAGGTCCTGAATTTTGTAATAGAGGCGCTCGTATGCAAGCGGGTCCTTGCTGGACATCCAATATTCATACAGATTCGACAGGTTGGCCGGTAACGCCGCGCTGTTGGAATATGGAATTCCGTAGTGGCGATCCAGACTTGGAGATTTTGCTTGGCAAATTGAGCACTGG